GATCCGCTGTACTGAGGGTTCCCCGTGGACACCACCGCCGCGTCCGCCCGGGTCGCGAACGTGACCACCGAGCGGCGTAGCGCCCACATGATCTCGTCCAGCTCACCGGCCGTATGGCTGTTGCGGAACGTGACGCCGATCGACCCGGACTCCAGCCCGCCCTTAACCTCCTTGGCCCCACCGGAGTCGAAGGTGGTCGTCTCCTTCTCCTCGAAGTCGTCGGTCAGCTCGACCTTCGCGCACCACTGCGTAAGGTCGTTGCTGTCGATGGTGAGCTGCGCGTCGAGCAGCACCTTCTTAGCCATTGACTGTCCTCTCTACTCGATGCCCAGCGCCGCCACGAACAGGAAGCTCGGATCGGTGCCGCTGATCGTCCAGCCCACCCGCCACCAGTCGTCGTCGGCGATCGCCGACCCGTCCGTGCGCAGGATCTGCCCGCCCGGCTCCGTGGCCGCGGCAAACGTCAGCCGGGTCTGCGGGTCGCTGTTGAACGCCTCCACGTCGTCCGATTGCACGGTGACCGTGACCGTCGGTGTGGACGTGCCCGCCACCGACAGCACGTGCAGGCTGGCGTACAGCCGTTGCCCCGCGCCCACCTCGCCGACCTGGACGGCGGTGCCGGAACCGGTCGTTGTGCGCGCCACACCCGACGGGTGCGCGAATTGGCCCCGCACCAGCGGCCAGGTACCCGACACGGACGCCTCCCACGGCGCCACCTCACCCACCGCATCGCCCAACTTGAACGACGTGCGCAGCGCCTTCGCGATGTAGGCGATGCCACCGACGCCCGTGTCGGACGAGCTCTCCGCGGCCATCGTCCACACGTCACGGACCCGCCGTGACGCCCACGCCTGGTCGTCGACCTTGCCCGGGTCGCCCGCCTCCCACTGGCCGCCAGCGCCGATCGTCACCGACTCCAGGCCGCCCAGCCACTCCTTCGCGCCGCCGCTGCGGTAGTTGGTGGTCTCCTTGGCCTCGATGTCGTCGGTCAACTCAAGCTTGTTGGACTGGCCGGACAGGTCGGCCGCACCCAGGAAGGTGCGCACGTCCAGCAGCACGAGCTTGCCCATCACTCCACCACCTTGATCGTGATGTCACAGCCGACGTACTGGACACCGCCGTGCTCGTACCAGCGCGGCCGCTCGGCCCGCCGCACCCACAGGTCGTCGGCCTCGCCGTCCAGCGCCGGTTGGCCCGGACCACCACGCGCCGCCTCGATCGCGTCCTTGATGGACTTCGCGTTGCCGGTCGACAGGTAGGTCCGTAGCAGCTCCTGGCTCGCCTCGTCATCGGAGCGGCTGATCAGCACCCGGCAGATAATCTCCAGGTCGGCGGTGCGGCCAAAGGTCCTGTCGTAGTCGATGACGTGCTCGGCCACGAAGAAGTGCGGCTCGGTTATGCTGTCCGGCACGTACGCCGACGTGTTCAGGCCCTCGACCGCGCCCGCCGCCTCGGCGATCTTCACGCAGATGGCCACGAGATCCACGGCTACGCGAAGCCGTCCCGCTCGAACGCCGACACCAGCGCCGCCACGTCAGGGTCCAGCCGCGACACGCGCACCGTGCCCCATTCCGCCGACCCGAGCACACCCTCCGGCGAGTCCTTGCGCTTGTAGAGCCGTAGCGCCTGGATGAGCGTCGCCTCCCGGATCGTCTGCGGAACCTCCGGCCAACCCCACCGCGCCGTGATCCGCACCCGGCGCACCGACAGCCAGTTAGCCGCGCGGCGAAGCGCAGTGAACGGCCGGACCTTCGCCGCCGCGTCCGGCGGCTCCACCTCCACCAGGCCGGTCACCGCCGACCAGCCGGCCGACGGCGAACCCACCTCCACCACCAGGCCCGTGTCCGTGCCGATGTCGTCGATGAGCAGGTGGTAGCCGTCCCGGTCCCGCCGGGTGCGGCCGGCCGGGTCGATAACCCGTGCCGTGGCAGTCGAGTCGAGGTAGAACCGCCGGCCACAGTGCTGGTCGATGCTCCGCGACGCTGAAACGATCTTCTCCACCAGCAGCGTGTCCCGGGCGTCCTTGAGCACGCCGCCGGAGATCAACGACTCCTTCACCAGGCCCAGCGTGGTGTAGACCGGTCCGTGCGGCGGAGTCGGCGGGGTGTCGGTCACCCACACCTTCTGGTGCTCTACCCCGGCTCCGGTGCCGGTCACCGTCCAGGACAGCAGCCACCAGCCCGGAAGGGTGTACGAGACGGCGGCCGTCCAGGTTGCCCCGCTGTCCGCGGTCGACGTGCTCGGCGTGCTCTCTGTGCCGTCGGGGGCGGTCACCGCCAACGTGGCGGAGGTGGTCCCGTCGAACGGCGACACGGTCAGCGTCGCGGTAGCGATATCACCCACGTCGGGCATCAGTCACCTCCCGTCAGGCTCTAGCGACAAGATCGGCAGTGGCTGACTCGACGACCAGGCCGGCGACCGGTGCCGTGGCACGCAAGAGTCCCGGAACGCCCCCGTCGACGTAGTGGGCTACCGTCACGCCGCCCGGTGTGACCACGACGGTGAGCGCCGCCGGGGTGATGGCTCCGGCCCCGACGCTCACGGTGACGCTGCCGGGTGTGGCTGTGAGCGACATGCCGGCCAGGGACAGCGCCAGCGCCGCGGACAGTGCACCCGCGGTGGCTTGCACCGTGACCGGAGCCGGGGTGATGTCGACAGGGCCGGTGGTGACGGTCATCGTGCCGGCGGTGGCGGTGACCACTACCACGGCGGGTGCGAGCCCGCCCTGCCCGGTGGTGGTCAGGGTGCCCGCGGCCACGGTCACGGTCATCGCGTCCGGGGTGATGTCCACCGCGCCGGTCGTGACGGTGAGCGTCCCAGCGGTGCCGGTCACCGTGACCGGTGCCGGGACGATGCCCGCCGCACCGGTGGTGACGGTGGCCGTCCCCGGGCTCGCGGTCAGCGTCACCACGTCCGGGGTGATGTCGACAGCCCCAGCGGCCACCGTGACCGTGCCGGCGGTGGCGGTAACGGTGGTCGGCGCCGGGGTGATGTCCTGACCACCGGCCGCCGACAGGATGACGACACTGCCGGCGGTGGCGGTGACCGTTGCCGCGGCGGGTGTGATGTCCACGGTGCCCGGCGCGAGAGTCAGGGTGCCCGGTGTGGCGGTGACCGTGATCGCGGCGGGCGTGATGTCCTGACCGGGAGCAGCCGCGCTGACCGTGAGCGTGCCAGGCGTAGCGGTGGCGGTGAGCGCGGCGGGTGTGATGTCCACCGCGCCGGTGGTCAGCGTCACCGTGCCGGCGGTGGTGGTGACGGTGAGCGCGGTGGGAGTTATCTCCAACGCGGCGAGGTTGACCTCGAACTCGGCCCACGAGTCCGGGTCGTTTACCGCGACCGTGATGGTCCGGTTGCCGCCACCCGACGACTTGCGAAGCAAGATGGACAGCGCCAACCGGTCACCGGCCGCCCACGTCGTGGAAAGGATGAACGACTGGACCTTGATACCGGTGGTGTTCTGCTCGCCGGACTCGGCCGAGCTGGCCTGGAGCACGCCGGACGAGTCGTAGCGTTGGACCAGCCACTTGTACGCCAGGGTGGCGTGCGACACGGCCGTGACCTGAATCTGGGTGTCGATCACCGACGAACCTACGTCAGTGCCCACCACCCGGTGCCACCTGAAAATCTCGGTGAAGCTGCCGCTGGACACGTTGTTGGACGTGATCGTGCTCGGTGTGCCCTGGGTTTCCGACAGGTCCCGCACGATGCCGGTAGCATCCGGCTCATCCTGCGTGTCCCGCAGATGGTTACGGGAGACCAGCCCCAGGCCGGTGTCCTCATACGGGAACGTGATGTCCGTCGCGACAGTCGGGGTGCCGATACCCGTCGAAATCTCGTCGGCCGCGCCGGCGGGTGTCAGGTCCTCGATGCTGATCGTGTTGTCGTCCTGGCCGAAGCCCCACAGCGCGGTCGGGTCGGCATCACGCCAGTTCTCGAGGTCGTCGTCAAGGTTGGCCGCCTCGACCGCCGAGTCACCGGACGAGTCGGCCGACCACGGCAACTCGTTTGCCCACACCGCCACGGCGATGTAGTCGCTGCCGGCGCCCTTCAAGCCGCCGAGGATCAGGCCGGTGTGCAGCGACCCGCCGGTAGGTGCGACCCAGTCGGCGACCGTCGAGTCGCCGTCCTCATGCGTCCACGTCCCCGTGCCCAGGTTGCGCACGGAGAACCGTGGCGTGGCCGTGCCGGTGGCCTTACGAATCACCAGCACGTACAGGTCGTCGCTAGCGGCCACCGTCGGGCCGTCGGATATCACGGCCGCCGCCAGGTTCACCCACTCCGGCCGACCGTCCGTACCCAACCGGATACCACCCAAGTCCAGCCCACCCAGGTCGTACAAGGTGAGTAGCGCACGTTGGGTTGACGTATACGCGGACAGCGGTCGGAGCAGGAAGGCAAAAGTGCCGTAGGTCAGCGCGTCGAGCAGAGCGCCGGTCGGGAAGACGATGTCGTCGACATCGGACAGCCGGCGGACGACCGTGGACATCCGGCCTCAGCCCACGCGCGGGCCGTACAACCGCTTGGCGAACGTCTCGAAGTCGTAGTTCTCGAACGCCGTGTCGGCCTGGTTGCGTGCCTGCACCGTGCCGTTCCAGATCTTCCTGAAATGCGCGAGGTCGTTCCAGGTCGACACGATGTCAGCGGCCGACGCCGACGCTAGGCTCCACGGCGCGTCGGTCAGAGTGACTGTGGCCCGGAAGAGGTCGAAGCGGTCGATGCCGGTCATCACGTTCCGTAGGTCGAATACGAGCCGGCCGGTCACCTGGTTGACCGTGGTACCGGTGGAAAGATCGAAAAACCCGCCAGCCATGGCGACTCTCCTCTACCCTCGTAGTGCGGAAACCGGACCAGTTCTGCTAGGCCAAGGTCAACAAAATGTTCGACCCGAAGGTGGCCGTTATGTCGCCGCCGTTCGGCGTCACGGGTAGCCCAGTCGACGCGCTGTCCCACGTCACCACCAGTGGCGAGGTAGACGGCGTACCGGTGTCTTTGTAGACGGTGAGGTAATCCGCATCGTCCCCGGTGACGGACGAGAACGTGATCGCGGCGGTCAGCGACACGACACCGGCGGCGACGCCGGACACCCCGATGTCCGCCACGTTGGCGACCACGTCCGCGTCGTTGACATCGCCATAGGCGGAGACGTTGCCGGCGGTGAGAGCCACACCACCGTTGGCGTCGGTCGCGTCTAGCAGCGACGCGGCGATGGTGTCGGTGTCGAAGTCGGGCAGCGTGCCGGTGGTGCCGGCCGCGCCGAGCATCAGTTGAAGCCAGTTGGTGTGCACGATCGTGGCCAAGACGACCTCCTGATCCGGGCGCGCTCAACGGCGCGCTTACATCTGTGCGGGAACGGCCCGCACCGCCGCCGGTGGTAGGACAAGGCCCTGAGCCGGCGGTGCGCCGACCGTGTTGACCAGCTCGAACCCGCCGTGGTCCGGCATCCGCGCAAGGTGCGCCCAGATCGTCGTCGACACGATCACCGTGCCCTCGGCGTCGAGCTTGAAGTGGTAGGTCTTGCATGTGTGCGGCCGGCCACAGACCCGGCAGGCCGACCGGTGCGGGTCCGGCCGCAGTGGCCGGGCCAGGTCGCGGACGATGAACAGCCGGTGCGCCACCGACGTGATGCTCTCGGCACGCAACCGCGCCGGTTGAGGCTGGATGCGGACCCCGTCAGACACCGGCCACCTCCACCGTCACCGCCGGATGCCGCACGTCCACCGGGAAGTCCAGGTCGTCGGTCAGGTCATCGATCTCGCTGAACCAGTGCGGCTGCACAATGTGGTCGTTGAGCGGCGTGCGCTGGATCGAACGCAGCAGCTCCCAGCCGCCGCACCGCTGCGCGATACCCACGCGGCGCGCCATCAGCACCTGCTCCAGGTTCT